ACCTATTTTTCTATACACCCGTAATTCCCAAAAGTGATGGCAATTTTTACCGCCTTTATATTTTAAAAGTGAATAATTTGCCCTATTATGACCAAACTTATTATTTACTCCTCGAAAGCTCATTTGATTAATATCCTCTTTTCTAAATACGATATCTCCAGCGGTTAAAAGTTCCATTCTAGTACAAAATTGTCGGCTTCCAGAAGAAGCTCTTATCGGTACATACGCGTATCTTACTTTATAGATGCCATCGTCTTCAATAGATGAAGCATCAGGGTTTGCATCGGCTAGTTTTACGCCCGTTTCGGCATCACAACTATGTACTAGCTCCCAAGAACTATCTACGGTCTCACCTAGGGCTTCTAATTGCGTGAATAAATCGTTAAATTCCTCATCTGTTAGTTCCGTATTGTCAGCAGATAGCTTTTCCCCTGTTTCTTGTTCTTTTACGATGCTTGTAGATATGTTATCCAACTCAACAAATTCAATAGGTTGTAACGTTACAAAGTATAATGATAGATATATTTTATTAAAGGCTAAAATATCATCTAAAGCATTAATTATATTTTGCTGAAATGGTCTAATAACAATATTATCCATTAATATAGATGCGGTACGTAATTCTTCGGCGTTATTTCCAAACCCCGTATTATCTTTAATACCTAAAAGGATAGGGGAAACAATACCATGCCCAAGCATTATCTTTTCTCTACTTTCATCTGCTAAAAATTGATATTGTGCGTGTGCGTCAGGCAAATGCACCGCATCAATAGTAGCCGCTGTATCTTTATCGTCATTAAACGCTAAAATAAACTTACCAGTATTTGAACTACCGCTAAATTTGTCTATTATTTTACGCTCCAGCATCTCCTGAATCTCCTCGGAAGGTTGCCCGTTATTAAAGTTGATTAATAAAGACGGTTGTAAGCCATTTTCTATATTTGAAAGATGGTAATTTGATACTTCTTCTTCTAATTGGCTATATTGCAATGAAGATTGATAGTCACAAGGCGAATAATAATAAAAGCCAGATACATAAGGCTTAACTATATACACCTCAGTAGTATCTTTTTTGTCCCCGTTCTTGAAAGTTGGTATTCTTTGCGGTTTTTCACTAGGTTTCATATCCCGCCACTTAGGATGATAGTAATACGCCTTTATAACACCGTCAGAAGTCTTTTCAGCTCTTAGCGTTTCCATTGGATGATGCTTAATAGCTATTATTTTTGTTTTGGTCTTATTGTAAACAATTTTTATAGCAGCCTGCCCTAATAATTTCCTATCCCCGACCATTTTGCGAAGTTCACGCTCATCGATTAGTTGCTTCATTTCAATATAAGCATCCCTGTTGATATTTCGGTCGGTGGCTTCAAGACCACGCCCGAAAATCATATCACTAATTCCATTTATACATCTTGCATTAGTCGGAGAACCTAAATATCTTTCTATAATGATATTAAAATAGTCATTAGAATCTCCATATCCAATCCATTCCTTACTAGATACCTCTTGAATAGTTGGTCTTTCGTAGTTTGCCAAATTTACTACTCGTATATTTTTCTTTTTTTCCATATTAATTATTCTATAATAATATATTCATCATCTTCCCCTTCGGTATCAATTGTAAACTCGTTAGTATTCAAACTATGAACGTATGTAGATTGTGAAGTTGAATATAGCTTATCTCGATAAAGTAAACTTGCACCATTCATTACTTCTAAAAAATATATTGAATCTTCTTCTAAAATTGTAAAATCACAATCTAATTGGCAATAATTACTGGTGTATGTAGGAGTTACCGTTATCGTTTCAGACACATAAGTTCCATCTTGCCTAATAGTAACATCCACGTCATTTGTGACGTTATAATCTCTAGTAATTACTAGAAGTGTATTTGTTCCCAGCGTTGGGTTTACTCTTTTCATATTATAATACTAAAAAAGTACGTTTTTGTTTTTTTTTATATTAAAAAAGGGGTGACAAACGCCACCCCTATTGATAAAAATAAAGAAAAAAATTATTAACCAGTTACAATTACACCACCAGCATCAACTAAATTAGTATCTAGGAAATTAGCAGGAGTTTTTTCAGTTCCCGTTAAGGAAATTGTATATCCGCTCAAATCTCCCATAGCCAATCCAGTTACAATAGTTCCGCCAGTAACTGACATACCATTATATAAACCAGCAACAAAGAAACTACCGTTTTGATCTTCAAGAACAACGTGAGGATGTCCAAAAGTTATAAGTTTAAGCTCTTTGTGGTCTTCTTTTGTTAATTTTGGTAAAGTTAACTCTATAACCTGCTCGAAAGCAGTAGTACCATTCTCCATAGAAGATTGAATATTTTGAGTTAACGATGAAGAAAAATGTACTTCATATTTATAGCAATTTACAGCAGCTCCAAGGGTGTCAATCACATCCGTATCTGAGGAATTATAAACAATTCCGTCAAAATCGCCATAATTTACAAAATAGATGTTTTTTATTCCCCCTACTGAATCTTTGCAAGGTTTCAATCTCCCTAAGGATAAGTTTTCACAAGCCATTATTTTTTGGGTTTTATAAGATTATTAAAGTTCGTTTAATGGGGAGGTTTTACCCTCCCCTTTTAAACTTAAATATTAGAATTAAGAGTAATAAACTACTTCAGCGCCGTAAGCGTAATTTACGCCAGCAGTATATCGCATCACGAATCTACAGTTTTGAGAACCGTCCAAGTCGCTCATATCAAGAATTTTAACTTCGTTTAAATCGCTTAGTAAAGAAGTCCCAAAAAATAAGTTGGAAGCCTGAGCAGCTACAATTTCATTAGATGGTAATCCTTCTGCCAAAAATATTTTAACGCCGTCAAAAACTAAATCCCCAAGGGCTTGGTTAGTTCCTCTACCTTCAAATCCATTTGCGCCTAAACCACTAGCACCAAATCCACCTAAAGCACGAGTGTATGCTCTGTAAACGTTTTGTGGTACATAGATGAATAAATCTTCTTTACCGTAAAGAGCAGCAGGAATAGCATCAACAACTTTTCCAAGTTCTTCAATAACATTAGCAGCAGTAACAGTAGTTCCAACAACATCAACAACAGTACCGTCGGCTAAAAAACGCGCTAAAAAGCCATCATATTCACCAGCGTTACCAGTAGCACCTTGCCAGATAATAGTTTCGTTAGCAGTAGCAACTTCAGCAGCAGTTTTTGCTATAATGAAATCAGAAAGGTTAGGAGGAAGGTTATCATTAGCAGAAAGACCCATTGCAATAGCTTCCCAGTCATCTCTAAAGTCTGCTTTACATAAAGTAAAGTTTACTTGAAATTCTTCAGGTTGTAGGATGTTTTCTGTTAGCGTGATAGTTCCAGTTGGTGTAAAATCACAAGTACCATCTTTTATCAAGTCGCTCATTGCAACTTTTTTCAAAACTTGTTTGAATTTTACATTTGGTTTTACTGTAACCCCACCATTTCTAATAGTAGAAGGGTTTAAAAGAGCAGCTTGGATATAAGGTAAAGCAAGTTCTCCAGCATAAGTAGTAGTTACGTTTGTAGTAGTAGCCATTTTTTAATTTTTTTTATTGTTAAATTATTTTTTAAATAAACTCTCAAAAACATAATCTTGAGTTGTTTTTTGTCGCCCCTGAGAATATAAGTGTAAATTTTTAGCCTCAACTTTAACCTCTGGGTTGTGTTTTAAAGTATCGGTGTTGTCATTAGATGAAAGTTGTTGGTCAACAGCGGCATCTTCTTTTGGAAGTTCCTCTGGCACATCTTTACTTTCTTCTGGAGAAATAACTTCAAGTACTTTGGTGTACATTTCTTTCATTTCTTTGATGGCATTATCAAATTCAGCTCTTGAAATATACTCAACTGAAGGTGCATCTTCTTTAGGTGCATCAGCAACAGGTGCATCAGCAACGGGTGCATCTTCAATAGGAGCATCAGCAAGGGAAATCTTTTCGATAACTTCCGTTTTGTTAGCTTCGTCTTTTTTCAAAGCAGAATCCGCCAACTTCACGATTTCATTAAATAAATCTTTTGGTGTTTTCATAATTAATTAAACATTTTATACATTAATACTAAATAAACATTCTTTTGTATTATTTTTAAATTTTTCCAATGCCTTGGTTTATCAATTCTCCCTTGCAGCACTTAGAAGAATATGTTTTACCATCCTTGCATAAACACCCCCTTTTACTACCCTTTGGCGATGAATAAGAACCAACATCTTTAGGGTCTATTATTTTCTTTTTCATAATTCAGTATTTAATTCTTCTAACAATTTTTTTATTTTATTCATAACGCTCAAATCTTCTTCATCAATTTCTTGCCCCTCGTTAAACATACCTTCAATAGAAAAACCTAAATACTTACCTTCTTTTACATCTTTCCAAACCTCCTCATTTTCTATTCGCATAGCAACCGCCCAAGAACCTTTAGCAGCTTTTAAACCATAGACGGCAGTCTTATCTTTTTCGGTATCTTCAACAATCCAAGACTCAGTAAGATATACGCCCTTAACTTCCATTTCGTGTTCTACCGTTGCGTTATGAATTTTTAAAGATTTTAGATATTTTTCAGCGGCTTTTCTTACCGTTTCTTTACTGAAAGTTATATTGTATTCAGATACACCATTATTGCGGTATATCTTTTTGTCAGGAACTAGTGCTAGTCCTATAACTAGCCTTTGCTCCTCATCCATTGTTTTCAATTCAATTTTATGTTCAGATAACGTTATCCAATTTTCTTCAGTTGCAGGAAATTCAACCAAGGAAATCGCATCTATTCCAGAATCATCTGAATCATCTATAAATAACTCAACAGTTTCTAAATCGTCGTAGTTTCTCATTTTTATTATTTTATATTATAATACTATTTTTTTTGTTTTTTGTTTTAAATTCCAGCAGCAGCAATTGCATTTGATTCTATATCTCCAGCCTTTTTAACGTCATCATAAACCACATACGCTCTTGTTGGTTCAGAAGTAGAACCTGCAACCGTTTCAGCTAATTGGTTTTGACTGCTAGCCCCCACAACGTTAAAGTTTGGAGTGAAACCACCACCACTAGAAGGAGCAGAAATACCCCCACCAGAAGGAGCAGAACCTCCACCACCACCACCGCCGGGTACTTTTACAGCAAGTATTTTTTTAACAGAAGCAAAACCACTTGCAACAACTCCTGCCGCAGCAACAGCGCCTAATGCAACACCCACAGGACCCGGGATAGCAGACACCATTCCTGTAAAGGCGGAAACGCCTCCTCTTATTGTGTCAATTGTAGCCGCTGCTATGGCTAAACCCTTTCCAGCTGCTGTTTCTTTTCCAGCTATTTCGC